TACGGCTTCCGCCTTAGGGCTACAGCCTACGGTTAGGAAAGGATAAACTGCAGCGCTTCATATATCTCGCGCTGCTACTACGCCTATGGAAAGAAAAAGAGTTACTGCTGCATCCCATAAGTCGGATGCCATAAAGAAGCAAATTATAGATTTTCTCATGCAAGGCTACTCGGTCCAACGAGCCATGGATGCCGTTGGGAGAAGTGTCAAGACTTACGAGTATTACCGTAAGACTGACCCTGACTTTGCTGCAGGTATAGACAAACTACGCTCTCTGACCGCACGAGGAGAAGTAGGCGGTCCGACCGAAGAAGTACCCCCATTTGAAATTTTTTCTGAAAAATACTTAGGGGTCCAAGTTTTTGAACATCAACGCCATTGGATTGACCTTTTGGAATCCAGAGTGCCTACAAATGTCCACCCTTCAATTATTTATGAGCCAGGGGATAAAGACCTACTCATCGTTAACACTCCCCCAGAACACGCAAAGTCTACGACCATAACGGTCAACTATGCTGTATATCGGATTTGCCAAAACCCTAACATCCGTATCATGGTTGTTTCTAAGACCCAGGCTATGGCGCAAAAGTTCCTGCTCTCCATAAAGAACAGACTCACCCATCCTCGTTATCAGGACTTACACCTCGCCTTTGGACCTCCAGGCGGATTTGAAAAGAACTCTGATTCGTGGAAGCAGGACCTTATTTACCTATCATCCGAGTCTCGTGACTCTGGTGAAAAAGACCCAACGGTTCAGGCTATTGGTATTCGTGGACATATCTACGGTGCCCGTGCTGACCTAATCATCATGGATGACTGTGTTGACCACACCAACGCCCATGAGTATGAAAAACAGATTGACTGGATTCAATCAGAAGTTATGTCTCGTATTGATTACGATGGCGGTAAGTTGCTGGTAGTGGGCACAAGATTACGCCCCAAGGATTTATATTCCGAACTCCGCGACCCCATGCGTTATCCAGACGAAACTTCTCCTTGGACTTATTTCGCTCAGCCTGCGGTATTGGAGTTTGCCGATGAACCGAAGGATTGGGTTACCCTTTGGGCTAAAACCAATATGCCCCCAGTGTCTGGTAATGGTGTACCAGATGCTAATGGTCTGTACGACAAGTGGACAGGTGAGGCGCTCACTAAGAAACGCAGTCGTATGTCGCCCAACTTATGGGCTATGGTCTATCAGCAACAGCAGGTTCACGAAGATAGTGCTTTCCCACAAGAAGCAGTCAAAGGTGTTATTAACGGTGCTCGTAACATTGGCATCATCCCCAAGAATAAGGCTGGCAACCGACATAACGGTATGGATGGTCTTATTGTGGTCGCTGGACTCGACCCCGCCATGGCTGGGTATACCGCTGCTGTGTGCATTGGCATTGATGTTTCTACCCAAAAGAGGTATTTGCTTGATGTGTCAAACCAACAGGGTATGAAACCTGATGATATTAGAACTTTAATTAAAGACTGGACAGACAAGTATTCGATTTCTGAGTGGCGTGTAGAGAAAAATGCATTTCAAGCAATGCTCACCCAGGACCGCGAGGTACGAGAATACCTACAAACAAGGGGTGCCACACTCAAAGAACATCATACTGGAAACAATAAATGGGATACAGACTTTGGTGTGGCATCTCTTACTACATTGTTTCATGGTCATGAAGAAGGTTTAAACCTTATTGAGTTTCCATCTACACACCAGTCCGAAGGTTTAAAGGCTCTTATCGAACAACTGGTTACTTGGTACCCAGAGGCTCCACGCAGCCAAAAGACCGACTGTGTTATGGCGTTCTGGTTTGCAGAACTAGCCGTACGAGACAGAGTTGCCAACGCAAGCATGTTTGCTCGTACACACAACTCGTTCAATATGTTCCAAACAAGACATGACAGAAGCCAGCAAATAACCGTTAACTTAAATGATTACGCATATACACAATGATAGGAGGTGAACATGGCACTATCCGTTGAAGAAGTTAAGAATTATTATGACCGTTATCGCCGTATGTATGATGACCGCGACCAACGCATGAATCAAGTTCTTATGGTTCGTCAAGGTAAGATGCGAGATGTTTACCCAGACCTTTTCCCAGATGGTCCTTTCGAGAACCCTATTGTTGCGAACATGGTTGATATTGCAGCCCGTGACTTATCAGAGGTTATTGCACCATTACCATCGTTTTCATGCACATCTACATCAATGGCATCAGAGACAGCACGCAAGAAAGCAGATAAGCGTGGAGAAATCGTTAACGGTATTGTTAACTTCTCTGACCTACAGACCCAGATGTTTAATGCTGCAGACCGCTATGTAACCTACGGATTCGTTCCAGCACAGGTTGAAATTGACATAGATGACAATATGCCACGCATTAAGTTCTTTGATTCCTTAGGTTCTTACCCAGTTATTGACCGTTATGGTCGTGTAACTATGTTCTTCCAGCGCATGAACAAGCCAACAGAAGAACTAATGGCTAAGTATCCAGAAGTAGCACACCTTATCTACGATAAGAACAACACTTCTACTATGTCTGAGATTGTTCGTTTCCACGACAAAGACCAAGACTTAATCTTTATGCCTAACAAGAACAATCTTGTATTGGATAGAGCGCCCAATGTAATGGGTGAGTGCATGATTCGTGTTGTAATGCGACCATCTATTGATGACCAATCCCGTGGACAGTTTGATGATGTCCTTGCTATTCAAGTTGCTAAAGCACGCTATGCGTTACTTTCACTTGAAGCAGCAACCAAATCAGTGCAAGCGCCTATCGCTATGCCACTCGACAGTCAGGAGTTAGCCCTTGGACCAGATGCAATTATGCGTTCAAGCAAGCCTAATGAAATTCGCAGAGTCCCACTTGAACTACCTGCTAATGTGTTCGCACAGTCACAGGTTCTTGAAAGCGAACTCCGTCTAGGCTCACGCTTCCCAGAAGCAAGAACTGGTAATTCAGATGCTTCTATTATCACAGGTCAGGGTGTTAAGGCACTCATGGGTGGTTTTGATACACAAATCAAGACTGCACATGCAATGTTTGCCCGTGTTTTTACAGAATTGTTAGCACTTGCTCTTAAAGTTGATGAAAAAATCTTTAAAGACCAAGAAAAACAACTACGAGGTGTCTATAACGGAACACCTTACGACATTAAGTACAAGCCAAGTCGTGATATTGCTGGTGATTACACCGTAGATATTCAATATGGCTTGATGGCAGGACTTGACCCTAACCGTGCATTGGTCTTTGGACTACAAGCACGAGGTGACAAGTTGATTTCTCGTGATTTCCTACGCCGACAGATGCCTTTCTCCTTCAATGCAACCAATGAAGAACAAAAGGTAGAGACAGAAGAACTCCGTGATGCTATGAAACAAGCAATTGCTTCATACGCACAAGCAATCCCAGCCCTTGCAAGCCAAGGACAAGACCCATCCGACATCCTACGCAAACTTTCGTATGTAATTACTGAACGCCAAAAGGGAACTGCTATTGAAATAGCAATCCAAGATGCGTTTAAACCTGAGAATCCCGCACCTGCTGCAGCCCCTGGCGCAGTAAGTCCCGAATCTATGGGCATGCCAGGCGAAGGAGCAGCAGGTGACGGGCAACTTCCAATGGGTATGAGCGAATCAGGGCGTATGCAAGGCGTAGCGCCAGGACAAATCGCTCCAGGCGGTAGACCAGATGTTCAATCATTACTTGCATCTCTTGGTGCTCGTGGTGAACCTAATCTACAAGCAACAGTCGCAAGACGACTACCTATCTAACGGGAGGAGGGAAACCATGGCGAATACAAGCACAGCAAAGTATCCAAACAACCAACCTGGTAAGGCATCAAAGCCTGCTAATCAGGGCAGCGCTGGAAACTCAAAGGCAGTTACACAGCAGCCACGCTACGATGGTATGCCAAAGGCTTCTAAGCCTGGCGCATCCGTCACAATGTTTACAGCACAACCATCAGGAACACACGGCTCAAAGTAAGCCTTAAACCTGAGTAAGTTTAAAAACTGCTCACTAATTTTAAACACTGACCTTAAATGGAAAGGAGATAACATGGCGGTAGAAAACCGTGGCGGTAATCGCCCAACTGCTTCGCAGAATAATTATGCTGTTTCAGCAACAGGTGGTAGCGGAAATGCAGGCACCCAAGGCGCAAAGGCTATGACAGGTGGCGAATACGGCGACAATCAAGCAATGATGGAATTACAAACATCTGCTCCAATGAACGCATCTCCTACAATGCCAATGTCTCCATCACAAGGTCGCCCTCAGGTAGCACCATCAATGCAGAAGTTAACACAGTTAGATGCCCCAACAGACCGCCCAAATGAACCAGTAACTACTGGTATTGATATGGGTGAAGGTGCAGGTAGCGAAGTTATGTACGCTAACGAGTCAACTCTTAATAATGAGGACCGTCAGCGCATGCTTACAGCCTTGCCAACACTTGCTATTCTTGCAGAATCTCCATCCGCATCTAACGCCTTCCGCAACTATGTTCGTTATTTGCGGAGCGTTCTTTAATGAGTTTTTTAGAAAACCTTGGTAATTGGGCAGATAAGTCAGTTAAAGACTTTGGTAATGACATTGGTTGGGCTACTGCAATGCAGGACCTTGCCTCTGTTACTACTAACGATAAGTCTTGGGTAGGCGATGCCTTTCAATTACTCGGTAATACATTTAAAGTAACTGCAGCAGGTGCTACATACCTACCTCGTAAGGCTGTAGGTGGCATACTTAATAATGCAGTTCTTCCAGTATTTAAAGCATCTTACGAAACTGGTGGCAAGTACCTTCGTGAGCCATTATCTGCAGGTTTAACTGGTCTTGCTACAGGTAACTTCCAAGAAGCCTACGAGCAACGCAAAGAGATTTCAGCAGGTCAAGCACTTGCTTACCTGCAATCACGCTTTGACCCAATGAAGTCTGAACTTCGTGGCGATTTTAATATCTTTGACCCTAAAGACCGTGAAATCTTTGATACTAACTGGCAGTATCGCACCATATCAGGTGCCTATGACACAGTTTTTACTACCGTAACTGACCCACTTGGCAAGGCTGCTAAGGGTATTGGACTTGCTCGTAAAGCCTTAATTACACGCCCAATGGGTCCAGAAGATGCTAGTGCTACATCTCTTGCTAAAGATTTCTTTATGCCAAAGAGTATTCGTGGTGTAACAATCATTTCTCCTCAAACCTTGGCTACAAAGATTAACGAGGGTCGTACAGCAGAAGGTGGTTTATACAACACACTTGAGTTCCTTGCTAATAATAAAGGTTTAACAATCCGCAATCACCCAGTGATTGAAGCATCTAACGATGCAGATACAATGACATATCTACTCAGTGAAGCAAACACTGTAGATGATGTTGCAGATACACTGCTCGCCGTCTCTGCTAAAGACACAGAAGCCATGGCTCGTCTTGTTGCAAAGCGTAAAGACTTGGCATTTGTATACGACAGACTTAAGACAGTATCTGAATTAGATAAGAAGATTGCTAACAACATACCTACTAACGGTATTGTTCAAGATGAAAACTTACTTGAAGCAGCACAGGCTCTAGTTAAACTTGCTGATGAGGACCCATATATTCAGTACCTAACTAAATTAACTGAAAAGGGTGCTGATTTAACTAAGCGTACCTTTGCACCATCCATTGCTGGAAAGAGTGCAATCCGCCAGGCTGAGCGTAAAACAGCCCGTGCTTTAGGAGAACAACCTTCCCCAACTGCATATCCAACTTTTGGTATTTTCCAACCAACTAAGTACCACCCAGTAGTTGCAGTAATTAACTTTGCTGAGCGCTGGGCAGGCGAGCGCCCTGCTGGTTATTTCAATGCTAACGATTCAGATTC